TAAATCTTCTTCAATCAAAACGTTCTCTTCGTACCCGTCGTATCCCAAATTCGCTGTTCTGGTTCCTTCCCAAAAAGCCACCTCATGATTGGCTTTAAATGGATTGGCAACCTCCAACTGCATAGGGAATCTCCTATGGTTCACATCATGCGCAAAAGCGGGTAAGCAACGACGCACGTAATGTTGCCCAAGGTGTCCCAGAAAATATCTAAAACGCCTGTACGCACGAGTCATTTCTGATACGCGTCCAAACGAATTCTTTGGTTTCCTACTAGCCACTTCCACAAATTTAAGTTTCAACGCCAAGCCGGTATCCACGTTCTTCATATTCTGATAACGGATTACGGGTTCCTCGACAGACGACGCTTTTGGCACCATCTCTACTTTAAATTTGCGTACCTTGCCGCCTAATGAAATCTTCCCTATAGCACTCGACACACCAAGATTTAAATAATCGGTGTTCGGGTCACTGGGTATTTGTCTAACTAGTCGGAGGGCCTTAGAAACTGGGGGATTTTTCTCTGGATCAATGCGCAACTGGAACTCGACGCACTCCTTGTCATAGCGGGCTTCAACGTGCTCGAGTCGGATTCCGTCGTTGTTAGAGGCTGAAATCAGCTTCTCAGCAACTCGAAATCCAAATCGGTACAACGGATTCGCTATCAACTGCGTCAAAACCGCAGCTCGAAACACGGTTAACCAGCGCCGCGAAACCATAATTGCGTATGGTTCAACGACTAGAGGAAAATTATAAGGATCTTGTAACGGTAACGCAGGATAAGTCTGTGTGTATAAAAGGTACTCCACGTGTTGGAAAAACAATCGCATCTCCGGGGAGTAGCAGGCGTATTCCAAAACGACTTTTTCAGCCAAGACTTCCCGAAAATAAGTCAAAGACTCCACTTGTTCCAAAGCCGCTTTCAACTGATTATCCTCGTGCTCGCAAAGGCCTACGACGGTTGGGTCATCTATCGCGCGCCGTTCTTGTAACTCGAGTAACACCTGGCTCCATGACTTATTGCGAGACTTCAAATCCTCGATGGTCAGTTTCTGGAAAATCCTAGAGCGTACGTAACTTGACACGTTGGGTCCAGTTACGGCGTTGACGAAATGTTGAGACACTGGGTACACACTAGGATCTTGTGGCGCCATACTTACCAACGTGGTTTCAACAAAGTCCTTAACACTTTGGAAGTCCATAGCGCGTCCTTCCGCCCTCTTAGCCAACCTACGAAGCTTAGATGGACTCCTGTGTTTCTTCGTTCCAGAGGCGTCGTCGTCTGAGTCAACCTGGACGGAGGCATCACACACTGTCGGAGGTTTCCTGATTTCGTTGTCTTCAGGTGGCTTGGAAACTTTAATCACCGCTTTCGAACCATCATCTGTGGCTTGTTCCACCTGAACGGGTTCCTTCCGAGGCAAACGATCTGGAGCCACACCCTGACAACCGCCTCCAACAATGAGCCTGCCATCCGCGTCGCGTTTCAGCGTAGGGTCCACCGACTTTGCGGCCGGTTTTCTGTCAGTCGCCGCCGTCGCAACTGAAGCTACGGTAACAGAAGCTTTGGCAACACCCTGTTTTCCAT